AGTAGCTTTATAAGATTTTAACGCATTTTTTATATAAATCAAACAAACCTTGTAGATCATATCTCTATATGCTCTAGCTTGTTCTTTTATATAAGGATCTTCACTATCGCTTGTACTAACTATTTTTTCTGTCAGTCTTTCTGCCCAAAACTCAGGTGGATGACCACCATAATTACTTGTTTTGGCTTCTATAAGGCCTAATCCAGGCATACCTGCTGGTGTAATTTCATTCATTTAACGTAGCCTCAACAAAATTTTTTGGGTTTATTATCTCCACAATTCCTTCTGTTTCAATAACAACTCTTGCACCACAAGGTAAAATAGGTTTGTCATTACCTCCATATTTAATTGTGCATTCTCCAAATACTTTAACTTCATGACAATAAGTATTAGTTCTTCCTTCTTTTATTGTAATAACAGGATCATTAGTTCCATTCTTTTTATTGGCTCTAATTTTATGTTGATTGACGTGTATATATTTTTTTACCATTTTTTAGGTTCTGGTGGTTTTAGGTGTGAATCATTACGGTCTATCAAAATTGGTTGTTGTGATGTTCGGGTAATATCAAGATTATTAATTCTTTCTACTTTTAAACCATTTTCATCTGACATAACTACTAAAGGATTAGATAGCCTATGATAGCCGTAGAGTTTTTGCTCTGCTGGTACATCAGTGTCAAGTAATCCAGACGTATGTGCTACTTCAACTTGCATACCTGCTGCTATACATTTACTTAACCAAAACTCAGTACAGCCTCTGCCTGCTTCAGCAAAATGTAAGTTACCTTTATATGAAAAATCTACGCCAAACATCTTTAAAACAGCTACCTCATTCCATAATGCAAAAGCTATAGAGTATGCAACTGTGTTGTTGAGGTAGTAACAGTTTAGATCTTGGATTACCTCTTCTATTGGGTATTCTACTAGGCCAGGACATCTATCATCTAGTTCACAAGTGTATATAGGACCCTCATGAGCTTGTAACATTTCTGCCATACTTTCGGTTTGACCTCCAGCATCATCAGTATCTAAAAACCTAGATGCAGGATCCATCATAAATACTCTATCGTGATATATAACGGTTCCTACGCCATTTATAGCCCATACCTCGTCAAAATGAACCCCGTGTGATTTTGCTAGATTGTAGTCAAACCAGCTTTTACCCATACCTACTATAGCAACTGATTTGCCTTTTAGACTTTCAATTTTTTGCATTTATTTTACGATACCGTTGACCTCAAAGAATCATAACGGTATTCATCTCTCCTACCACGAGCTTCTGCAAGGTTTTTAAGCCTTGATATTTCATTAACAAAGCGTTGCTCGTATTGCTGTGTTAAATCGTTTTCACCTTTCATAAATATATATGCATCTACTAAACTACCGTAAAGTAAAGCATTTCTAGCATTATTTGAAATCCAAGTACCTGTAGTGTCAGTCACTAAAGAATTTGGTCTAAATAAATAATGTAATTCTACGTTATAGTCTGCATCTGGTACTGGACTCACAATAATTGTAGAGCCGTTATTTGATGCGGTTGATAAATCTTTATCAAAGTCTGCGTAATATTCTGGCCTGCCTCTTTCACTTGTTGCAGTTGGATCTACTGCATATTCACGCATGAAAGTTACGTGTTTTTTATCTAAATAGTGATAATCACCACTACCGTCTATAACAGCTAACGAAAAACTAAGTTGGTAATCTGAGGGAGCTGTTAAATATGTGTTACCAGTAGTTAAAGTACCTGTAACATTTTTTCTAAAATAATCAAACTGAATTAACTCGAATATTCTTTCTTCAGCGTTTTTTATAAAATCATCAAGTGTATTTACAAAAGTTGTTTCTGTATTCTCAGTATAGTTTTGAATTAATGTTTTTAATTCTGCTAATGTCATGATGTAACTATTGTAACCTCACCTAAGCCCCCTGTCATCTTAGCTACCGTAAAGTTTGTAGGTAGGGTGGATGGATTTAAGTAGTCAGGTTTAAATATGTTGCTGTTTACTACAACTACAAAACCCTCACCTTCTTCATGATCATTATTAGGTCTTGGTCTATAAAGAGATTCTGGATCTGCTTTAGCTCGTAGTGGCTCTAATTGAGGATGTTTAGGCTCATAACAACTTGGACAAACTTTAAGGTTGTTCCACTCTTCTTTTAGTTCTAATAATTTATACTCAAAGCCACATCTATCGCATAATGCTTTTGCAAATTTACCAGTAGCATAAGCCATCACATCATCCTAATACTTGGTCTAATATTAAAAGAAGCTCTGTCCTCATCCTGATCTGCGGCTCTTCTAAACTCTTCCTCGTAAATAGCTTTTAATTGTGCTGTTCTTTCAGGTGCCCTTTTTAGTGATATATAATAAGCTAAACCAGCTGCAAAACAGGGAAAAAATCTAAATGGCATATCCATAGTATTTGTAGGTTTATCTGCATCATCCATTCTAACTATTTTATTAAACACTAATATATCTGTAGAGTTTTCAGGTGCTGGCCATATTTTTAGTGTTGGAGTAGATAATTTATCTAAAAAAAACTGTGATGGTCTTGCCTTGGTTGTCTTGTTTGGAATATTAATATATTCAGATCTACTTATTCTATTTACACTAATATCAGTTTGAGTTTGATTTACAGTTCTTCGCAAAACAACATCTAAAACATCAATTACATTAGAATTTAAAGAATAATCTGTTGTGCCCTCTGTTACTGTTTGAGTAGCTTGTTCTATAGTCCACTGGTTCAAACCTCTATTAGCCCACTCGGCTAACATAAGATTTATAGATCTACGTGCTGTCTTGAGATCATAACCTGTTCTGAGCTCTAAACCGCACCTTTCAAAGGCTTCTTCAACAAACTCAGCTACATTTGGTTCAAAATCTGTACTACTTGAGGTAGCCATTATTTTTTCTTTTTAGGTTTTTGTAAAGATTTTTCTATTTGCTTTGCTTGTTTAGCATGTAACCTAGAAGCTCCTTTAAGTTCTTTTATTAATTTTCTTTTTGCTGCTACGCTTAATTCTGCCATAATTAATCCTCGTATAAATTATCAAAAGTTATTGATGGATCAAGATAACTTTCATGTCCCTCTGCTGAATGTTTCCACTGCGAAGGTTTAAACTGTGGTGGCCCCTCACCTGTTACCCATAGAGCAGGACTTGTAGCCCTAACTCTGTTATTAGGTAAAGCAACTAAGTTACCTTTCCATTCACAGTCCTCAGTTATATATAATACATGACTTTGCTTATGTTGTGCAGGATCATCTGCAATATCAGTATTTGTGTAATCTACTGTAAACAAATATTTAGCTTGATAAAAACCACCATCTATTTTAGCAATCCAAGGTGATGAACTTACTCTGTCCATAACTGTAACCGCATGATCTCTAGCTTCACAATCCCAAGGTTGTGCTAAATGATCCTCCATAGGCCGAGGATAGTCTTCCATAGGTATATCTGCTACAAGAGCTTGTATGGGCATCCTAGCCCACATAGCACCACCGTGTATATTGCCCTCATCCCAGTCTTCACAATTAGATTCTTCTCCAGTAAAAACAACTTGAAAGCTAAGTGATCTATCTGGAATTGTGTTTACAGCAATAGCCAAAGCATGTAAATACTCATCTTGGTATTGCTCGTGATTGTGTGTAAACTCTCTCCTAACCCAACACTTGAAGTGTGGGATATTACTAATTAAATAAGGCACTATCTCAAATTATTTCTTCTTCTGTTAGCGTTGCCTGCCATCATGACTGATCCACCCTTAGACATTTTCATCATTTTACCGCCTTTCGACTTTTTCATTAAAGAACCGCCTTTAGATTTCTTCATCATGCTTCCGCCTTTTGACTTCTTCATTAATGAACCACCTTTAGACTTCTTCATGAGTGAACCGCCTTTGGATTTTTTCATCATCATGCCACCTTTAGATTTTTTCATCATACTACCGTACTTTGAATTTTTTTTACCTGGCATTATAGTTCTCCTTACTTCTTAGTAGATTTTTTTGTAGTTTTCTTAGCAGGAGCTTTCTTTTTAGGTTTCATATTGTAGTAAATACGATCTTCCTGAACTGGCTCGTCTGGTCTTACTTTTGCATCCAATCTCGCTTGCAATTTTGGATCAACTGTTGATTTTTTCTTTGGCATATTTATCTCCTATCTTTGAGTTGTATATTTACGCCTATTAGACATAACTTTACCACAACCTCTAGCTATTTTGCCATCTTTCTTTTTTTCTGCTCTTCCACCAGTAACAAAATATCCCATTCTATTACGAACTTCTTTTGGTAATTTAGGCAATCCTTTATTTCCAGCTGGTATTTTTTTCAATTTTTTCATATTTTAATGTTACCTCAACCTGTTACTCATAACAATTCCTTGACCACGTATTGTTACACGCCCACCAGATTTTAATTTATTGGAGACCATAATTGGCTTACCTTTTCTATTTGGATTTGGATCTTTTTTTCTTTTACGTGCAACTAACTTAGCTCTAGCTTCCTTGGACATGCTTTCAGCTTTTTTTCTTGGTAAACATTTAGGTTTACCCTCTGCTTCTTTTCTACCACCACAAGATCCAAGTATTGTACCGTCAGCTCCAATTCTTACCCATTCTTCATCTAGCCAGCTTTGTAATTGACCTTTACTCATCTTAACCTATCCGACATTACAGCTCCTTGTCCCCTAATAGGGCCACCTGCAAATTTACCTTTTCTTTTACCGCCTTTAGCTTTTTTTGCATAATTAGGATCTTTGCAATATTTAGATGCTGCTAAATTTGCGTAAGCACTAGGATATACATCAAAAGTTCTTTTTGCCCAGGCTTTTCCCTCTGGACATATTTTACCTTTGCTTTTTGGTTTTTTACTTTTAGTTCTTTTAGCCATAATTTAAACCGTCTAAATGATAGTTTAGCGTAAGCTCTTCGCCAACACTAATTTTTTTTGATGTTATGACGTTGTAAACTCTATAGTCATCCCAATCTAACTCTTCACTTAAATAACAATTAGAGTCCTCTGAGTGATTTAAAAAGCCACCTATAGAGGTTCTTATGTACCCCTGGATGATTGGAACTTTAATATGTGACATGCCTATATCAAAATCTTGATTTATATCTTGAATTGCAAACAACCCAAATCCTTCAATAGGACTTTTTTGCACTTCGATACAGTCAGGTAGAGGTTTGTAGTAAAATTTATTATAGACAGGATACACTTAGCAATCCCAGTCTTTTCTTGCCCAATAGTTTGCACTACACCTATCTGTTGTGCCACTCATTCCTTTACTTCTAGCACAGTAAGATTTTTTACGTTTAGGATTATTTTTGTGCATGCCAAGTTTTGCATCACCAAATGTGATACGTTTTACTCGTGATTTTTCACTACTACAACCTTTAACAAAAACTACTTTTCTTTTTTTACCATAACCAGGCTCTCCTTTGCGAAGAGCCCTTGGTCTATTAAGAGTTACGGTTTTCCCTTTAAACTCTGCCATTCATTAATAATTCTTATTTAAAACAAGAATAATAGAATAAGCATCACCGCTTGAGTGGCCGACTGTTGTAAAGTCAATATCTCCAGTTACACCTGAACCTGCGTTGTTTGGAATACCGCTAAATCTATCATCATAGTATTCATCACCTGTGCTATCAGCTGGCAATGGAATAGCTAAAACATTAGTAGTAGCGTCAAACTCAATATCAACACCCATACCTCTAGTCGCCCAGTAAATACGAGCTATAGAAACGCCAGTGCAAGCCTCTCCAGCACTATTTGCCTCTAATGCAGAAACATCAACTTTTTTTACTGAAGATTCTCCAGTACCGTCAGACTCATTAGTAAACTTTAATATCGCAACT